CTTAAGAATCTTAGAAGAAACGATCTTGCTTAGAATGTTCCCTACTGACTATCATGACTCAATTTTAGCCTTACACAAGCTGCAATATAACCAGCGAGCCACCACGACTTTTGGTGTAGCTTATCACACTGGTTTTACAAGAGAGTCCGGTTCACCAGAGACCTCTATCTTTAATAGTATCGGAAATAAATTCATAGCATTTCTAGCACGCATAATAGATAATGCCACCCCGGAAGAAGCCTTTTCTAATCCAGGGATATATGGTGGAGATGATGGTTTAACTGCCAACATTGAGCCTCACATATTAATCCAAGCTGCTGAGATGGTTGGACAGAAATTTGAATCCTCAAGGAGAAATCCAGGAGATGTAGTTCCTTTCCTGTCTCGCCAATTTAGTCCCTACGTATGGAATGGAGAGCCAACTAGCATATGTGACTTAAATCGGACCCTTCGGTCATTTAATGTTACAGTTGACTTGAAAGGAGTCACGCCGTTGGAAAAACTTCTTGAAAAATCTCGTGCCTACTACCTAACTGATTCTAATACCCCTTTTATTGGTAAATTTGTATCCAAAGTACAAGAGCTATATGGCCCTAGTGCTTTGAGACCAAATCCTGATTTAATACAGATAGTTGGATGGTTTGCACGGGAAACTAAAGAGAACCAATGGCCGAATAACTATGATCTAGTTGAAGGCTCATTACCATTACCAGATTATATGGACAGACATAAGTTTGATTCATATGTTGACTCATGCAAGACAGTAGAAGATCTTATGAAGATTCCACAATGCTACAATTTGACCATTGATCAACCCAAGAACGTTGATACTGGCGATGATTGCGATTTACATCCGCCGGCTATGATAACTCAAGAGGACTGTGATGAAACAAACATTGTTCGTGTTAAAGACAGACTGCATCATATAACCCAGTGCCTTCCAAAAGATTTTAAACCAACTAAAATCCTCGATTTCGGCGCTGGAGATTGTAATATTGCTAAATACATATCGAAACACTTCAATTTGGTTGTTGATGTATACTCACCAGAGAAATACACTCAATCACCCCAGACGAATCTCGTTACTGAGATCTCTGGTAAATATGATTTGATTATAGTATTTCAGGTCTTACACCACATTAAGTTTGATCAGATCCCGTCAATCATCAATATTCTTGCAGATCACTTGGACGACAAAGGTTACCTAATATTGCGAGAACACGATGCCATTTCAGATAATATAAAGAAGAATATGGTTAGTGCTTATCCCAATCATAAGGTTGAATCTTTCCTGAGTAGATCCTGGACAATCAACGCTATGTGTAGAAGATTCATCAAATATAAAACCTCGAATTACCCATCAAACAAAAATCCCCAAAACATATATCATGTAAGCTTCACCGCCAAGAAAGAGACCGCAGAGCAAAAGACACCTAAACTGAAACCAGCAAATAAAACAAATGTAGCAACTTCGAC